CAATGTGGACGGAAAAAGATAACGGCCTAGCTCGCGAATGGAAAGGTGTAGTTTGGATGAACCCTCCATACAGCCGGGTGCTACTGCGTCAATTCTGCGAGAGGATGGCCGAGCATAACAACGGCATTGCTCTACTCATCAATCGTCAGGATAACGTGCTCTGGCAAGAAGTCATCTTCCCTACCGCCGCGTCAATGATTTTTATGCGTCATCGCGTGCATTTTATTCGCCCTGACGGTACAACCGGCAAACCTTTCTTCGGATCCTGCCTCGTAGCCTGGGGTAATGAATGTGACCGCCGCTTGCGCCAGTCTGGCATTGAAGGAAAGTATGTAGTGTTGAATATGTGAACAAACAAAATGAATATGATAGAAGTAAAAAGAAAAGACGGATCAAAAACGATGAAACTACTTAAGCGCATTCTTGACTTCTTTAACGTACATCCTGATAAAAACCAGAGGTGGACGCTCTCGACATTGTTCATTGTTGGTTTGCTCTATACCTACGTGCAGCCAGCCATAACAAAGGCATGGGTCACAGACTTGCCTGCCGAGTGGCTTGCTTTTCAGTCACTCGTCTATAGCGTCGTTGGCCTGTTTATCGGCATGATATGGAAAGGCGTGATGCGCCGCTGGGCGATCCGCTGGTTCACCGTGCTTTGTATTATTGAGTCGGCAGCTGGCTTCATTGTCGGCATGTGGCTCACATTTGTCAACTACAACGTCTGGGTACTGGCTATAGCCTGCCTGCTCTACGGCACACTGGTATCTGAGTTTATTAGCAAGTGCCTGATGACTTTCCGTCCAAAGCTGTGGAACGAGAAGGAGCGCGAGATTTACGACAATAACAACGACGTGGTGTGTGGGATATACTGCATTGTCGGTTACGTCTGCTCGCTACTATTCATGCCATCACTGAAGGTTGCCATGTTTGTATGGGGATTGACATGCGCCATTGATAACATCGGCTGGCTCGTGGTGTACCACAAGAACCGCGACAAGTTCTGCGAGATTGAGAATTAAAAGAGCAACTGAATTATGTGCGTGATAATGACAAGGAGTGGCGCAGAGTCCTGGTGGGGCAAGGAACTTCCAAAAGAGGTTGCCTACTTGATCAAAGAGGATGGTGAATGTCGTTGGAAGGAAGTTTCCTATAAGGAAATCATCGCCAGGAAGAAAGCCAAGCAGGATGGTGATATCAGATTGAAGCGTGCTCATGAGGAAATACGACCTTGCGCTGTATGGGTGTTCTGTAATGAACACGGCATTAACGATATGTTTTTCAAAGGATGGTGGATATATATCCGCACATTAAGAGGTGACTATGCGCTGAATTACAGGCATCCAAGACAAGACTTGATAACGCAGGTAAAACAGCTCTTCCCATGCGGTCTTCTTCCCTTTGATGATGTTTACGACAAAGCATGGTTTGAGGCTTTTGAAAAGAGATATCACTATCCCGGGGTGCGGAAGAGAAATGCCGTAGCCTTCTGCCATTGCAAAATTAGCAGTTCTGGTTATTTATTAGAAATAAAAAAGTGAGCGTAATGAAGACGAATTATATCAGTGGTTCAATAGCAGGCCCTACAACTGGCAAGCCAAGAGATAGCAGGTTGAGAATATTCTTTAAAAAGGTTGCTCAGGTCGCAGCGTCAGCAGAAGAAATCACAAAGGCCATCCATGTGTATGGTGAGAAGTGGAGAGACATTAACAATTAAATATGTAAACAAACATGGAATTAGTAAGAGGGAGAATAAAGAAGACCGGAGAAATTGTGGTGCTGGAAAAAATCTTGAAGAACGAAGAGACGGCATATTTCAGCATTGGAAGAATGCTTGGTGCCGCCGAGGTAGAAATCTTAGAGGAGCTACTCAAACCCCGGTGTTATGATTGAAAAGATAAGAAGACAGGACTGATTATGGCAAATACAGAATTTTACATCATCAATAAAGACCGCCATATCGGTGGTGAATATCTCGCGGTAAAAGGGGCAACGCAAGGTGCATTTTATATTTGGATGGAGCTTGAGAGGAAATATCTTCCATCGCTTCCTCTAAACAGATTTAATAAACCGGGCGATTATAACTCTAGACTATATCGTTTGTTTGACAATGATGCTCTCAAAGATATTTGGAATATTCCTGTTTTGGAGAAAACAGAATGGAACGACCGCATCCTCATGGAAATCTATATGGATAAAGCATACATCGCCTATGCAGATTTGCACGAAGTGGCTGAAGCGCTCCGCGGCAGTGAGTTTGCTACCGACAATATGAAAGGTTCGGCCGACGCGCTCGATAAAATCCACAATGACTATCCCGACGCCTTTGGAGTTCTTGTCAATGCAACGAGCGTCTGCTGCGCAGAGGATTTTATGGACTGTGATTATGACAAAGACGGAGAAATCACAGATAGGCGACTAAAAAAGGATGCCTATGACGCCGTTCAATACCTCAGAGACATGAAGCGTTTTGATTGGAATGTAGAGAAGTACCTGGGATGGTATAATGATAAAACGAAAAACGAATAAATATGACAGAAGACAACATCAAACTCTTATACATCGACTTGTTCTGCGGAGCGGGCGGTACGTCATCAGGCGTTGAGTATGCCCGCGTAGAAGGCAGGAAGTGTGCCGAGGTGGTGGTCTGTGTCAACCATGACAAGAATGCCATTCTCTCACATATGGCAAACCACCCACAAACGCTACATTTTACTGAAGATATTCGCACGCTGGAGTTGTCGCCCGTAATAGCACGGCTGCAGGAAAAGAAGACAGAACATCCCAAAGCAAAGGTGGTGCTATGGGCGAGCCTGGAATGCACCAATTTCAGCAGGGCGAAAGGTGGACAGCCTCGCGATGCCGACAGCCGGACACTAGCCGAGCATCTGTTCCGATATATCGAGGCACTGCAGCCAGATTATATTCAGATAGAGAACGTAGAAGAGTTCATGTGCTGGGGAGAGCTTGACAAGAACGGCAAACCTGTGAGTAAGGACCGTGGTAGCAGTTATGTTCGTTGGGTGAACAACGTCAAACGTTATGGGTATGACTTTGACTATAGACTGTTGAATGCAGCTGATTTTGGTGCATATACAAGCCGTAAGCGCTTTTTTGGTCTTTTTGCCCGTCATGGTTTACCACTTGTTTTTCCGCATCAGACCTATGCGAAGAACGGGGATGAAGGTGGACTTTTTCATCAGTATCGAAAATGGAAACCTGTGCGTGAAGTGTTGGATCTACAGGATGAAGGAGAAAGCATTTTCGGCCGCAAGAAGCCGTTATGTGAAGCCACTCTGGAGCGGATATACGCAGGACTGGTGAAGTTCGTGGCAGGAGGTAAACAGAAATGTGACGCCTGGATCCTAAAGTACAACTCCATGAATAAAGACGGAAGCCACAATCCACCCTCTATTGACGAGCCTTGTCCTACAGTGGCCGTACAAAACAGACTTGGTTTATGCAAATGTAATTTCCTGAGCCTGTATTACGGTGGCGCAGAACATAACCAATCTATTGAAGAGCCAGCGGGTACCGTGACAACCATAGACCATCATGCTTTCCTTTCGGTTCATTATGGACACGGTTGCAATAGAGAGATTGACAAACCCTCACCTACCGTGACATGTCAGGACAGAATTGAGCTTATTTCAAGCCAGTTCTTTGCCAATGAATATAGCGGCGGGGGACAGCTTTCTGATATAGAGAGGCCGTCGCCTGCTATACTCACAAAGCCGAAACAGCATCTGGTTACAGCTAAACGTTGGTTGGCAAATACAAACTTCAAGAATACGGGAAGCAGCATAGATTCTCCGGCGCCGGTAGTGACGGCTAACCATAAATATCACTATCTGATGAATCCTCAGTTTGCATCAGTCGGAGGTTCTATTGACAAACCCTGCTTCACCCTAATCGCCCGGATGGATAAGATGCCTCCATATCTGATAAGCACAGAGAGTGGTGAGGTGGGTATCGCCGTGTATGATTCGGATTCATCAATGACACGCAAGGTCAAAGAGTTTATGGCGGCATATGGTATAGTGGATATTAAGATGCGCATGCTAAATGTAAGTGAACTAAAGCGCATCATGGGATTTCCTACTGACTATGTGCTTGTAGGCACACAGGCCGAGCAGAAGAAGTACATCGGTAACGCCGTCGAGGTGAACATGAGTCGTGTACTCTGTGAGGCATTGAGCGAGAAATTAAGAAATATAGCGTAACAGGTTTAACTACTAAAAATTAGGTAACGATACGTGGAACGCAGGAGATAGTGAAATGAGATATGAACGGCAATAAATTAACAACCCCAAAATAGAGTTGAGCGTATGATACACTATGGAAAGGAACCGTCGGGCAATCTGATCATCAGCATCAGTCCAGATGACGTGGGAGAAGTTTATGATTTACTGCAGGCTGCGGGATTACTAGATCACCACACGTTCGACGAGATGGGGTGTTATATCCTGAAGGAGTTTGCCGACGAAATAGAACAGTATCACAACCGCACAAAAACAAATATATGATATGAGCAAAAAAGCAGTTATTCCAAAGACAGTAGAAGAAGCCATTGAGTTTCTAGATAAAGAACTTAACAAAGAAGATAAAGAGTTTCTGATTAAGCATGGCGCAGCGTCTGTTCATCACAGTTTAGGCAGATGGATTAGAAACAATTGGGGCCTGTGGAAAAGTTCAGAACTCAAAGGGTTGCTTATGGAGAAAGGATATTCTGAGCCTGACGAGATGTCAAATTATATCATAGAAGAATACATTAAACATTTAAAAGAGAAATGAAAACCGCCGAAGAATATGAACAGAAAAATTGAACAGGCCAACCGCCAATTCTGCAATACTCCGTTAAACATGAGCTCTATGGCCGAAACCCAGCGGAACAATAAACGCACGGAAATAAACCTTCGGAACGTTGACCCCATAAGGGTTATGGAGCTGGCTGATATGCTGCGAGGTGGCGATAAGAACGGTTTATTCGCCCCTATACCCTGGAGCGAGATTAAGGATGATACTCCCGATACGCTTAATGTAGTGATGCAGGCCAATGGCTTGTACACCTTTCCAACGCAAGAATTGATAGATTTTCTTCGCCAGGAGATTGATGACGATCCTGCGTATGAGCCGCATACTGCCATTGAGATTTGTGCCGGCACCGGATGGATAGGCCGCACCCTCGGCATACCCATCACAGATAGCCATATGCAGGAGCGCCCGGATATACGTGCCGCTTACATCGACCAAGGATCCATGCCGATAATATACCCTACCGATGTAGAAAAGCTTGATGCCTTGACCGCAGTACGCAAGTATAACCCGGAGTACGTGATTGCTTCTTATTGTACCCATTTGTACGGTACCGGATCTCTCAAAAGCGGCAATTCTTTTGGCGTTGACACGCGCTGGATAGTACAGCACTGTCACCGTTTCTATCACATAGGCAACGATGATATACACAGCCGAGATCCTATTATGCAGCGTCCTCATAAACGTCTGCAGTTTGACTGGCTAGTAACACGCGGCAACTCGGCTCACGCACGTATATACGTCTGGGAAAACAAAAACTATTGATTTTTAAAGCAACAATAAAGGTATTTAAAGATTGACTGAACTATGAACAGGGCTATTAAGTTTCGCGCCAAGCGCATGGATAGCAATGAGTGGTTATTTGGCTCATTGTTCGTTGACAAGAAAGATCAGTGCTATATAAAAGAACCGAATGGCAAACTTTACTTCATTGAGGATAAGGATACCATCGGCCAGTTTGTTAATCTCAAAGATAAGCATGGGGCGGAAATGTACGAAGGCGATATTATCAGGGTTAAAGAATACAAGAACATTGCATTAGGTGTTAAGACTTTGGAAGAAAGAGAGCTTTTTGACATTGAAGAGCTGAAAGGCGACCCGGAAAAGGAATACGTCAGTGCTATTGACTGGGAGGAAGGTTGTTTCGTTTTCAGTTCCAATGGAGAATATAACGACTGCTTCTTGTCAGTCTTGTTCGGAAACATGAAGAACTCTCATCCGATTTTCGATTTTGAGGTCATTGGCAATATACACGACAATCCCGAACTTTTAAAGAAGTGAGACATGGAAGTAAAAGATTTGATGGTGGACGATATAGTCCGGGTTAATAAAGATGTCTGTATTAAGAAAGGCACCATTGTGAGAGTCACCGCCATTGACTCTGAAGAATCGTTGGCAAACTTCAATTTAAAAGGCTGCGTCCATTGTGTAAATGTCAAAGATATATACAATAGCGGCGGTGTCTGGGGCGCATACCTTGATGCTATTGAACTTAGCGGAGAAATACTTGAAAAATTGGGGTTTACCTGTCGCAAATGTGATGGCG